TGATGAACAGTTTGCTATCCTTCAGAATCTTGTGAATGAAGGAATGGAGACTATTCTTTCTCCCTACGATAACATCAACCTCAACGAAGATCAAGAAGAGCATATCTCTAAGATCTTAAGTGTTGTTACTTTCTTTAATTCTCACAACATTCTCAAATGACAATGAACAAAGAACAACTTGCACAGTTTAAGTACAACTACTGTGAGAAGATCATTGAGGACATGGATCTAAACACTCTCATGGTATTGGCACATGATTTGTTAATGGATTCGTATCAATCCTGCACAGAGGAAGAAATCAAAGAAGAAATCCTGGATTTGTATGATGACGAAATGTTGGAGGATTTGATGCCTTAAGTATAACTAACTTTCGGCCGCCCGACCAGTTGGCAGGGTGTCCACTCATCCCCTGGAATCGGCGGAAGGGTGCTGTAGGATATGGGGACAATCAAGCAAACCCAATGCGTTACGAAGTTCTGGTCCCCTCTGCCCCTTACGAGTCCGAGTCCGTCTGTGACCTGGACCGTGCCTACCTGATCTGCCTGGACCTGGCAGAGGAGTTCGGTTACGCTGAGATCCGTCACAACGGACACCATATTGCAGACTACGGCAACCCTGCCACCTTCCTGGGGTGACAGTCGGGGGAGTGTCCACCATTCTCCCCATTGCCCCCCAGATCGTGTATTGTATTCTCAAGTCAAACAACTCCACTTCTCATGCGTAAGATCGAACGGGAAATGAACAATGCCATTTCTAACAACCTGAACTGGCAATCTGGCAACACTTCTGTTACTTTCGATCCTGAAACTAACGAGTCGAAAGTGTATCTGTTCGGCAACCACATTGCCACCGTTGGTGATGACTTCGTTCAAATCTTCGACGGTGGTTATCAGTCTGTCACCACCAAGTCGCGCCTGAATGCTATTCTCTCCGAGCATGGTATTAAGGGCGAAGGTGTATTTCAACGGGACTGGAAGTGGTATGTCCACAAGTTCATCGGACAGACTGCAATCACTGGTCCTGTCTATAACGAATACGACTTCACCAATGGTTTCATGTTTGCATAACAAATAGGGGGGCATTCGTGTCCCCTTTCTTTATACCCAGGTCGGCTGCCCGACCAGTTGGCACACTGTCCACCAAACCCCCCAAAGCACCCCAGGACCTGCCATAATACTCTCATGACACAAAACAAGCACATCGAACACCCCGAAGACACCATCCTCACGGGTGACCTCAACGCTCTGGATTGGTTTGAGGCAGCAGGCACCCTGTCCGTGAAGATCGACGGCGCTCCCGCTATTGTCTGGGGTCGCAATCCTGCCACGGGTAATTTCTTCGTGGGCACCAAAAGTGTCTTCAACAAAGTAAAGATTAAGATCAACGAATCCCATGCGGACATCGATCAAAACCACACAGGCGAAGTTGCAAAAATTCTGCACGCTTGTTTTGATTGGTTACCTATTACAGACTCCATTTATCAGGGGGATTTTATTGGATTTGGCGGAGAGTCTGAATACACTCCCAACACTATCACTTACAGTTTCGGAGAAGTAATTCACGAAGAAATTATCATTGCTCCCCATACCCGTTATGAGGCAAATGATGACCTCCGTGATAGTTGGGCAATCCCTCTGACTGTTAACCTGGAGGACGGACATAACTGTAAGTTTGTGAAACCCAAGGCACGCATCTTCTCTGGTGATTATACCAAGTGTGCAGGGTCGTTTGGTGACCTTTCCGAGGTGATTCAGTTCGCTAAAGTAATGGCACAGAATGTGACCTTTGTTGATGAGAAGAAAGCAAAGCAACTTAAGCAGGAACTGAATAAGTGTATCCGTGAAGGTGTGGAGATTGATGATAATGCATTTGATTGTGATTACACTCTGATTGCTTACTGGAAACTGATCAAATCTATCAAAGATGATGCACTCTTCCTTTGCCGCAATGATGGTCCTGCTGCTTACATTGGATCTGATCGAATTGACTCCGAAGGTTATGTCTACAGCAATGAGTTTGGTACAATGAAACTGGTCAATCGTGAGCGTTTCAGTCATGCTAACTTCAACAACGCGAAGTTTGTGTGCCAGTGAGCGTGCTGTCCACTCATGCCCCCTGGGCGACCCCTTTACCCCTTATACTGACTTCAGTCAAACGAAACGACATGACCGCACAGACCTTCAACGGATGGGCAAACTGGGCAACCTGGAATGTCGCCCTGTGGTTGAGCAATGATGAGAACCTTTACAAGGTTGCCCGTCAGTATGATTCCTATGATCGCCTGATCCCCCGCCTGGAAAGTCAGTTCGGGCAGATGACCCCTGACGGTGCCCGCTGGATGGATGGCACGATCGACACCGCTGCCCTGGATGAGATGCTGGCAGACCTCTGAACCAATGGGAAGGCAGCGCCCTCAAAGACTGCCACCCTTTCAACCCGTAATCCTACCATGACCCGCGACCTCGCTACCGCTCTCCTGAACCGCGCCGCTGACGGAACCCAACTGCTGGCAATCCTGGACACCATCGCCACCGATCTGGAAACCCAGGGCATCGAAGAGTGTGCCCAGCACTTTGCCGAAATCAATGCCCCGACTGCTGACCCCATTGCGTTCTGATTCGTGCTACAATTCCAAAGCAACCGACACCGACCCATGACCAAGCGCAACCCCACCTGCTTCCGCCTTGCCTCTGACATCAGCACCCGTCAGCAGGGGTGGGTCAGCAGCAACACCCTACAGGGCACAGCACACAGCGCCGCTCTCATTGCTGGGGTGTTCGCTGAGACCTTCCATGATGAGGCAGTCGCTAAGATCCCCTGCTTTGAGTGACCGCCATTCGTTCGTGAATCAGCAGTGCCCCGCCGTCCCCCCCTGGGGGCGGTCGCCGCCGTGTATATAAAACCCATGGGTCCCCCTAGTCTACAAAGTGTTACGAAAGGCATCTATATTATATGCTAAAATGCAATCATAAAAACTACGAGAACAAAAAAATTCCGCACATAAAATTATGCCTTATAAGGATTTGCAAAAAAGAAAAGAGTATAAAAGAGAATGGGCAAGAAAAAATGCATTGAAAAATTCAAGACCCTTAAATTTTCCTCCTATAAAAATTCCCGAGAATATGAAAGAGACTCAGTACCCTGGATATTATATTACTGAGGACGGCAAAGCATATCGAGCTCCTGGCAAGTGTGACAGAAATGGTCAGTACGGCGAGGTTAACGAATATGGATTGATATATCTAAAACCCGCATACAGGGGTCGTCCAGGTCGTCCAGAACATCAATATGAATGTATTAACATTTCAATACGGGATGAAAATGGAAAATTTTTGAAACAAATCAAAAAAAGTATTCATCAATTAGTTGCAGAAGTATTTGTTCCTAATCCTGAGGGACATAAAGAGGTTCTCCATTTAGATAGTAATAATAGAAATAATCATTATAAAAATTTAAAGTGGGGGACACATAAAGAAAACATGGAAATGGTTGGTTTACCAGAGGGTACAATTAGACAACATCCAAGATATGGTAATCATAATCCAACGAAGTATATCAAGAAAGATGGTGAGTGGATTTTAATTCCATCTGATAAACCTCCTTGGAATAAAGGATTAAAGGGAAGTTCTTGGAATACATTGCCAGATGGAACTATTAGAACTCGTGCTGATGGTACTACATGGATAAAACAAAATGGTAGGTGGGTTTATCAGAAAAAGAAATAATAATTTCTTACTCTTAAAAATTTTTTTCGCTATATAAAATCAATGAACGAAAACAGAGAGATGCAAAAAAATCCCGGAGAAAATTTTACAACCGTAGAAGTCGATCCAATAACTGGAGAGTATTATGTGACGATTCCGGAGTGGATACTGAATGATTTTGGGTGGTACGAAGGCACCACAGTGAATATGGAAGTTGAAGGAGACTGTATCGTGATAACCGAAGTGAAGGAAGATTGACTTATACTAGATAATACTGTATGATAACTGATGTAATTACACTCTATTATGGCTAAAGGATTTACCGTAAAAGCAAAGGCACCCACACCATCACAAAGCGAAGCAGAGTGGGACTATGATAAAGCAAAAGAGATGATCAGAGGAAAGGCAATTGTCTTTTGTCTTCCTGGACGTGGAGTCTCATATACATATCTGAAAAATTTTGTGCAATTGTGTTTTGATCTTGTACAAAACGGAGCAAGTATTCAGATTTCCCAAGACTATTCATCGATGGTGAATTTTGCAAGATGCAAGTGTCTGGGTGCGAATGTACTGAGAGGACCTGACCAGATTCCCTGGGACGGGAAGTTAAAGTATGACTATCAGTTGTGGATTGATAGTGACATTGTTTTTAATACCGAAAAGTTCTATCAGTTGGTTCTGATGGACAAGGACATTGCCAGTGGTTGGTATTGCACAGAAGATGGAAGAACGACTTCCGTTGCACACTGGTTAGATGAGGAAGACTTTGCAAATAATGGTGGAGTCATGAATCATGAGACACTCGAAAGTATTCAGAAGCGTCGTAAACCATTTACAGTTGATTATGCTGGATTTGGATGGTTGATGATTAAACACGGTGTCTTTGAGCACGAAGACATGAAGTATCCCTGGTTTGCACCAAAGATGCAAGTCTTTGAGTCTGGTGCAGTACAGGATATGTGTGGAGAGGATGTATCATTCTGTCTGGATGCAAAGGAAGCAGGTTTTGAAATCTGGTGCGATCCTCGTATCAGAGTCGGTCACGAAAAGACAAGAGTGATTTGAGATGGCTGACGAGTCTTACAATATCTACTGTAAGGGACGTAAACTGTACTCTAACTTGACAGAGGAGGAGTACTTCGATATGATGGAGAACCTGTCGATAGAGTATTATCAGACAGGTTCTCCAAGACCTGAAGATCTTGAAACTGAAATTATTAGGAGATTAACAAATGGCTATGCGTAAAGGTGGCGGTTATGTAGAGGGCGCACCGAAGAAAACTCGTCAAGGAGCAGGCATGAATACTAAGTATGCAGCGTCTTCTCGCAATAAAGCAAAGAAAAAGTATCGTGGTCAAGGTAAGGGTTAAATAAGACAGTCAATAAAGTCTTATGAGTTGTCTTATCACCAACCTTCCATCTGTTGAAGTATGGGTTCGTAAAGAATATCTTACAGACCATCAAAGTGGTCATGGTGAATTTGTCAAGGGCGTTTGGGTTTCGGCAAAGTCGATTCCTGGACGCGCTTTTTATTTTGAGACTTATTTGCCAGAATATGCGGCAATGTACGATAAGTTACCTATCAGTGCCTTTTTATCTCGTCCACAAACACCAGACCCTGATATGAACTTACCAAACCTACAGTTTTGGAACTGTATGGACTATGGTGTAGTCAGTATTGATAAAAAGTTCATTGGTAGTATGGACTTTGAGTGTTATACACGGGACTTTGGTATTCAGAAGGGTACATATGTCTGCACAATTGACAATTATCACCGTGATCCAGACATGGTAGACTGGGCAACAAGTGAAAATCCTGCCGAACACAAGTCTCATAACCTTATTGAACTGAATAATGGTCAATATGCTCTTTATCCAAACAATAGATTACGTATTTTTGACAATAGTTTGACACCTGCAGAACCAAAAATGCCCGATTTTAAGGTTTCGACACAATATTATCAGGTAGAATGTGGTTATGATCGTCTTGGTATGGGTGATGAGGACGAATATCACTGGAAAACCGCTCAAGAACGTGAAAATAAATAGCAATAAGGGATAGCAACCCCTCTAAAAGTTCTGATTTGTATGAATCAGGAGCTAAAATGGGAAATTCGCCTGTGGATAGAAACAAAGAATACATGAGGGAGATGTGGGGAACCACAAAACTCGCCTCAGATTATGGTTCAATGCAACAAAAACCAAAAAGAGTGCTTACAGAAGTGATGCACGACCTTGCACCACGTCATGATCTTAAAAAACAAACTGAATTACATGAAAAAATTCGTAATGACGAAGATTATGATGATTGGGAGTACGGAACCGAACCTTCTTATGGAACTGGGGTATAAATAAGTTCAGAAAACTCTAACCAAAATGGCGGTTCAAAGGATATCAAGATCATTTAAAGATATTAGTTTGTCCTTTGAACCACATCCAGTGACAAAGGACTTGCCAATCCTTAAAAATGAGAATGCAATTAGAAGATCTGTAAGAAATTTGGTAGAAACCATACCAACTGAGAGGTTTTTTAACTCTCTTCTTGGTTCCGAAGTTCGTTCAAGTCTTTTTGAGTTTGTTGATTTTGGTACTGCATCTGTAATTCAACAACAAATTGAAATTACACTTGATAATTTTGAACCAAGGATTGAAAATGTTCAGATTCTTGTCGATCCTCGTCCAGATTTAAATGAATTTGAGGTCACTGTAATCTTTGATATTGTAGGTCAAGAGTTTCCGACACAAGAATACTCATTTCTATTAGAGGCAGCAAGATAATATGCCTTTTACTAAGTTTACAAATCTAGATTTTGATCAGATAAAGACCTCAATCAAGGACTATCTTCGTGCAAATAGCACATTTAGTGACTTTGATTTTGAGGGATCGAATTTCTCTGTCTTAATTGATACACTGGCATACAACACCTATATCACTGCATTCAACTCGAATATGATTGTCAATGAATCCTTCTTGGATTCGGCAACACTTCGTGAGAATGTCGTCTCTTTAGCAAGAAATATTGGATACGTACCACGCTCTAGAACGGCAGCAAGAGCGACAATATCCTTTACGGTATCAACTAGCGAAGACACGCCTACACTAACGTTACAGAGGGGTCTGGTGTGCGTAGGGAACGCAAATGATACCACCTATACGTTCTCAATACCAGAAAATATCACCACCACTGTTGTTGATGGTATCGCAACATTCAGCAATATAGATGTTTATCAAGGAACGTATTTGACAAAGAGATTTAATTATGATGGATCTCTCGACCAAAGATTTATTCTAAACAATTCCTATATTGACACTTCTACACTTTCAGTATATGTGAGAAAAACATCCGAAAGTGGTTTGGGGATTGAATATTCGGCAATCGACAATATCTTAGATACCACTGCCGATTCCAGAATCTATATTCTTCAAGAAGTTCAAGATGAAAAATATGAGATAAGATTTGGTGATGGTATTATTGGAAAGAAACTTGGAGATCAAGTTGGTGGTGATGGAACCGTAATTACAGCAAATTATATTATCACAGATGGAGAAGATGGTAATGGTGCCAGTGTTTTCTCCTTCTCCGGAAGTATTGTTACTGCCTCCAATACTTTGATTAATCCTGGCAACATAACAATAACAACAAATCAGGCATCTCAAAATGGTTCTAGTATAGAACCAATTGATTCTATCAAATACTATGCACCAAGAATCTATTCTGCACAAAACAGAGCTGTTACTTCAAGAGATTATGAGGCAATTATAAAAAGAATATATCCAGAAACTGAATCGGTTGCTGTTGTTGGCGGTGAAGAACTAGATCCACCAGAGTTTGGTAATGTTGTTCTGAGCATTAAACCAAAGAATGGTAGTTTCGTTTCTGATTTTAATAAGTCTAGAATATTGAGTCAGTTGAAACAATATACTGTTTCGGGTATCAATCCAAGAATTATTGATCTCAAAATTCTTTATGTTGAGGTAGATTCTTCTGTCTATTATAATAATACACAAGTTTCAAGTGCAGACTCATTAAAAACTAGAGTATTGAATAGTTTAACGAAATATTCGGAATCACTAGACCTTAATAAGTTTGGCGGAAGATTTAAATACAGTAAGGTTCTTCAAGTAATTGATACTACCGATACTGCAATTACATCTAATATTACTAAGGTTAAGATTCGGAGAGACTTAAAGGCAACTTTAAATCAATTCGCGCAGTATGAATTATGTTTTGGAAATCAATTCCATGTTAATCCTACTGGACTTAATATCAAATCCACAGGATTTAAAATTTCGGGAGAATCATCCACAGTATATCTTACGGATACTCCCACAATTTCTTCAAATGGAAATACCATAACAAATGTTACTTCTGCAGGAGATCTTTTCCTCAATAGACCGACCAATGTTTCTGCAAAAACTGGCGTTATTTCAGTAGTCAAGATTGATAGTAATGGTAATAGGACTGTTGTTATTAAAGACGCAGGAACAGTTGATTATGTGAAGGGTGAAATTATATTGGGAACAATCAATATAACTTCTACAACAAAAGCAAATGGAATTATTGAGATACAGGCATTTCCAGAATCTAATGATGTTATTGGACTGAAAGACTTATATCTGTCTTTTGATGTTTCGAAAAGCACAATAAATATGGTAAGAGATGTAATCGCTTCTGGTGATGAAATAACAGGAAATGTGTTTACTAGAGATTACTATACATCAAGTTACTCAAACGGGAATTTAGCAAGAAACTAATATGATACAGACTGGATTTGATTCTAGAGTTAAAGTTCAGCAGATTATTGAGAGCCAACTTCCAAGTTTTATACTGGAAGAATCTCCAAATGCATCTGAGTTTTTAAAGCAATATTATATTTCCCAAGAATATCAGGGTGGTGTAATAGACATTGCTGAAAATTTAGATCAGTATTTGAAGTTAGAAAACCTGACACCAGAGGTGGTTGTAGATAATGCAACTTTATCCTCTAGTATTTCTTCCAGTGATACAGAGATTCAGGTATCGAGCACAAAGGGATTTCCAAAAGAATATGGATTATTGAAAATTGGAAATGAAATTGTCACATATACTGGCATAAGTGGAAATACATTTACAGGATGTATTCGTGGATTTAGTGGAATTACTGATTATCACCAAGATTTAAATCAAGAAGAACTTACTTTTTCATCTTCCTCAGCAACATCTCATACGACTGGATCTAATATTCAGAACTTAAGTTCTCTTTTCTTAAAAGAGTTTTATCAGAAATTAAAATATACAATTGCACCAGGTCTTGAAAAAGTAGATTTCACATCAGAACTGAATGTAGGTAATTTTCTAAAAGAGATTAATTCTTTTTATAAAGCAAAGGGAACAAATGAATCTTTTAGAATTTTATTCAATGTTCTCTATAATGAAACACCAAAAATTGTAAATTTAGAAGAATTCTTAATAAAACCATCTTCATCAGAGTATGTTCGTAGAGAAATAGTACTTGCAGAATCTATTTCTGGTGACAATCCTCTTAATCTTATAGGACAAACAATAAAAAAATCTACTGATGAAACGACAAATGCATCAGTTTCTGCCATAGAACCTTTTAATAGGAACTCAAATCAGTATTATAAAATTTCTCTTTTTGTTGGAAATGATGAATTCTCAGCAATCGAAGGTAATTTTACAATAACAGCAAATACAAAAACTGTTAGAGCATCATCTGCAAATTCTTCAGTGATTACTGTTGACTCTACCATAGGATTCCCCAATAGTGGAACTTTGGTCTGTGGAAATAATACAATTACATATACTGATAAGTCAATTAACCAATTTTTAGGATGTTCTGGTATTAATGATAATATAGCAAAAAATTCGTTAGTCAGAAATACAGACACCTACTTTGGTTATGAAGATGGTGATACTACTAAAAAGGTAGAATTTAGAATTCTGGGAGTATTATCCGATTTTGTACCAACATCGGAGGATATTAATGTTTCTGAGGGTGATATTGTAACAATCAAAAATGTTGGCGATTTAATTGAAAATCCACAAACAAAGACATATAAACAAAAATTTGCCAACTCTTGGATTTATAATACCGCTGCAAGATATCAAGTATCTGAAATAGGTTCTAATTATATTTTGTCCAGTGATATTGACAGATCAAGTCTTAAAGTGGGAGATAGAGTAGAACTTTTAGAAAGAGATACTGAGATTTTAGCAGCAGAAAGTGATAATCCACACGTTGCAGAAATTATTTCCAGCAATACGTTAAGATTAGAAGGTTCTTTTACAGTAGATTCTAGTAAAGAATACGATATAAGAAGAAAGATTAATACTGCTAGTAGCTCTGGTATTCCTATTGAATATGGAAATGATTTAATTACCTCAGATATTCAAAATCTCTACAGTGATGGTGATGATTTTGCATATGTTGCATCAAACTCACTACCATCATCTAAAATTTCTGGGTTTACCCACAATTACAGATATGATATAACAAGCAATATTAAGAGTGCTTCAATATCTTCAGAAAATAATCTTTTTGATTCTGATTCTGATGGAAATTATGGAACTATAGGATTTGCCAATGCCGCGCCATTTTTAACTGGTGATAGAATTTATTATCAACCATCATCTACACCACTAGTTGGTTTGGAGACAGGAAGTTATTATGTAGAAGTTCTCCCATCTAATAATAAAAGAATAAAATTATATTCATCAAGATCTTTTATTGATGGTTCTTCCTTCTTAAAATTCAAAGTACCAGAGTCTGGACTTGATACACAAACTTTTACCTTATATTCCCACAGATCAGGAGAGATTGGAGTACAAAAAGTACTCAAAAAGTTTCCTCTTCAATCAAACATAAAAAGTCCAGGTAAAGAAACAATTCCAGGAACAACTGGAATGTTAATTAATGGTGTTGAGATTGGAAACTACAAATCTTCCGATAAAGTTTATTATGGTCCACTACAATCTATTGATGTATTAAATGGTGGAGAAGACTATGATGTTATCAATCTCCCTACAATATCAATTCCTTCAGGTTCTTCCAGTGCTTTAGCTCAACCAGTTATTTCAGGTTCTATTCGGGAAGTTTACATAGATGCTCAAGATTATGATATTAATAAAGTTGTCTCTGTTGACGTTATTGGTGGAAATGGATCTGGTGCAGTAATTGAACCAGTTATTAGCAAAAGAGTTAGAGATATATCTTTTGATGGTAGAACATTAACGAATGGTGGAGGTATTAGCACAACTGGAAATAGAATTTCTTTCTTAACAAACCACAATTTAAATAATGGCGAACAGGTAGTATATAATTCCAATGGAAATTCTCAAATTGTAATTGGAACTGGATCTTCAACACTTATAAACAATGCATCTTATTTTGTAAAAGTAGAGAATAATACTACTATCAGTCTGTTTAAATCTTTATCCGATTACACAACTAATTCTAATGTAGTAGGATTCTCAACAGGAACTCAGGGTGTACATAAGTTTAGCACAATAGAACCAAAAAATACAATTTCTGAGATTAAGGTAATTGATGGTGGAACTGGATACACCAATAAAAAATTAATTGTCAAATCTTCTGGTATATCGACAATTAATGACACTATTACCTTTGAGAATCATGGATTCAATACTGGCGAACTAGTTACATATGATTATGGAACTACTGTCATTTCTGGTCTTTCCACTTCAAATCAATACTATATCTTAAAAATAGATAACGATACGTTTAGAGTATGTAATGCTGGAGTTGCTGGTACAGATACTTCAGATTTTAATAGGAGAGAATATGTTAAATTATCTACTACAGGATCGGGATATCAGTATTTTGCATACCCATCAATTTCAGTTTCTATAAAGTATAATCCCGTAGGTTTTGGCACTGATACTCAATCATATCAAGAGATTGTTGCAACTCCAACTGTAAGAGGTTCTATTCAGAACGTATATCTTTATGAAAAGGGAACTGGTTATGGATCGACAATTATAAATTATCAGGATAATCCTTCTGTAACAATTAAGAGTGGTAAAAACGCATCACTAATTCCAAATATTACGAATGGACAAATTGTTTCGGTAAATATTCAGTATGGTGGAGAAGAATACTATTCTACTCCAGATTTGATTGTTACAGATTTAAGCGGAGATGGTTCTGGAGCAAAACTAAGACCAATTATTGTTGGTGGAAAAATAACAGATGTTAAAGTAGTTAGTACTGGAATTGGATATTCCAGCACATCAACATCTATTTTAGTAAAATCTGCAGGTATTAATGCACTTCTCAATTCAAAAGTTAGAGAATTAACTGTAAACAATAACGTTAAATTTGGAAATGAAATTTTATTAGAGACTGAAAACAAATTAAAGTATTCTATTTCTGGTTATTTTGATAATTTAAGAAGTTCTTTTGGAGAGAGTAGTGGAAATATATCTGGAATAATTGGTTGGGCTTATGATGGAAATCCAATCTACGGACCATTTGCATATTCAGATCCAGAAAACTCATCTTCATCAATAACAAGATTATCCTCTGGTTATGTTCTAGATACTTCATATGAAGATAGACCTTCTGGATTCTCATCTGGTTTCTTCGTAGAAGATTATAAATTTACAAATTCTGGTAATTTAGATAAGTATAATGGTAGATTTGGAAAGACACCAGAGTTTCCAAATGGTGTATATGCATACTTTGCTACTATAAATGAATCTGGAGTTCCAACATTCCCATACTTTATCGGAAATGAATATAAATCCGAATTTTTGGAGGAAAATGTAACTTTAAATCAATCTTTTGATTTCTCAAATTCAAATTTACTTCGCAATACCTTACCATATAAAGTTGCAGATAAGAATGCAAAATATGATTTTATTTCAGAAATAGATGATGTTACACAGCAACAAATAATTATCGAGTCTGTTACTCGTGGTGGTGTAGAAACTTTTGATATTAAAAATTCTGGTACAGACTATAAAGTCAACGATATTTTAGACTTTAATAACAGTGGAACTGAAGGAGGTGGAGCATATGCTACAGTTTCCTTCGTAGAGGGAAAAGATATTGTAGATGTAAACACTTCAGTAACATCATATGACAATTCAATATTTACTTGGATTGATGGTAAAAAGGTAAAGGTATCCGTTTTACCAAATCATTCTTTAAGTAGTGGAGATTATGTATCAATATCCGGACTATCAACTAATCTTTCATCTCTTAATGGTGTTCATCAAATAAACGTTGATACTAAAAATTCTGTAGCGATTTCTTCTATTTCATCTGCCACAAGCATTGGTGGAACAGAAATATATGTTTCTAGAATTCCAGAGAATATTTCTATCGGAAGTAGTATTGGGATAGGAACAGAAACTTTTAGAGTTTTGGGACTGTTCAAAAATCAGAATATTATCAGAGTTGAAAGGGGACTGACTGGAACTTCACATGATGCAAATTCGCCGATAACATTTACGCCAGATTCATTTACTATTGATGGTTCTGTTGACTTTTTTGACTCTAAAGTAAACGATAAAGTGTTTTTCAATCCAACAGAATCTATTGGTTTTGGAACTACTGCGGGAACTTCTTACTTAGCAACATTTGATTTTGGAGATGTAAATGGTTTTACAAGAAGTATTCCTACAAAATCAATTTACATTGAAAATCATCCATTTAAGAATAATCAACAAGTAACGTATACTTCCAATGGAACAAATGTTTTAATTTCAACTGACGGAGTAAACACCAGCTATTTGCCATCAACCCTCTTTGTAATTAATAAGAGCTCCAATCTAATTGGATTAAAGACTAGTTTAGACTCTCAAGAACTGTTCTACCATAGTGGTGGAAGTAATAGTGATTTGTATTCATTCGAGTCATCATACACTCAGGTGCTTGGAAAAGTTGAAAAAATAAAAGCAACGGTTTCTGTCTCAACATCACATCAACTATCTGTAAATGATGTAGTTGAATTGACAGTTAATCCAAGTTTGTCTGTGGGAATTGGAACTTCAACAGCAGTAAGAGTTTCAAGAAGTACGACAACTGAAAAACTGTTGATCAATTCGATAGGATTTAGTTCCACTGGAATTAATACGAATAATAATACTATAACTCTTAATGATCATAAACTGAATACCGGAGATAAAGTCTACTATTCTTCCCAAAATGTTGCTTCAGGTTTAACTACAGGAAGTTATTATATCTTCGAGGTCGATTCTAATACTATAAAACTATGTGAAACATACACAGATTCTCAAACTGTTCCACCAACCACAGTAAGTATTGCGGGAACCGGTGGGATTTCTCAGTCTATATCTCCAATTAATCCCAAATTAGAGTCTGTAAAAAACAATAATTTGGTATTTGATTTAACAGATTCTTCTCTTTCTGGTTATAACTTTAAAATTTATAGAGATAACAAATTCAAGGATGAATTTGTCTCAACAGGATCGACATCTACGTTTAGTATAACTGGTGTTGGGACAGTTGGTGTATCTACAAATGCATCATTAACTATCAATTATAGTTCAGGAATTCCAGAGAAGTTATATTATAACTTGGAAAAATCTGGATATATTAGTACCGCAGACACTGACGTAAAAAATTACTCAGAAATTTCTTTTGTAGATAGTACTTACACTGCAACATACAATGTTGTTGGAGTGGCGACTACATCATTCGATTTAGTTTTAAAAGAAACTCCAGAAAATCTTTCTTATAGTCAAAGTGACTGTGATGTACTAAAATACACAACTTCATCAACCACAGCAACTGGTGGTGTTAGTAAATTAAAACTAGTATCTAAAGGATTTGGTTATAAGAACTTACCAATAGTAGATGAGATAACTTCAACTAATGGTAAAGATGCTTATATACTTGCAAAATCTAAAGAAGTTGGAAATGTAAAGCAATTAAGAATTAAAAATGAGGAATTTGAATACTCTTTCGATCCCACACTAAATCCAACTGCTTATGTATCTCCAAATGTTGTTATAAAAGATTCAAATACATTAGAGACAGTTCTTGTTAATAATCGTGGTAGAGGATATACTCAAACACCAGATATTGTAATTGTAAATTCATCTACTGGAGAAAAAATTGATACTGGTCTTTTAACCGCAAATTTGATTGGCGAATCACTTCAATCAGTAACTATAGAACAAAATCCAAAAGGTCTTCCAGAAGATTCTGTCAAGTTATTTACGACCAATAACACAAATGGTATTAGTGTTCAGAGGGTAGAATCTAATTCTACCAGTATATTCACTTGCGCTATTACAGTGCCACCTTTAGGATTTTCTACTTATCCATTTGCTTCTGGTGATGCAGTCTTTGTTGAAGGAATACAGAAATTTAGTTCTAGTGGTTCCGGATTTAACTCTGAAGATTATGGATATAAATTATTTGTCGTTGATAGTTATATTGAGGCGTCCCCATATCACAAAGTTGTATTTGATTTGTCTAGTGTTTCTAATGGTGGATTGACAACTAATACTGGTATTGCAAAAACAATACAAGATGGTTATGGATCTTTAATACACGAAGACGATTATCCAACTTTTAATATTACACAAAAAAGATTGCAGTTTAGTATTGGAGAACAGATTATTTCGAATGATATTCCTAGAGATTTGTTTATCTCTGCATATGAAGGAACTATATTGAAGGTTTCTGGAACTTATGAATTAAGTGTAGATGAAATTATAGTAGGAAGAGATTCGGGAACTGTAGCGACAATTAATGCGATAGAAATTAATTCTGGATTATTTAAAGTATCATACTCAGTTCCAAAAAATGTTGGATGGTTGGATGAAATTGGTAAATTAAATTCCGATACTCAAGTTACACCAAATAATGATTATTATCAAAATTTATCATACTCTATTAAGAGTAGTAAAGAATACAAAGAAGTAGAATCAAAAATTAAACCATTATTACACACTAGTGGATTAAAAGATTTTGCTGATACTGGAATTACTTCTACTTCAGAAGCATCCGACCTTATTGGAAGTGACGGAACAACGGTTATTCGTGATTTTATTGATGACCTTAGAGTCGATACAATTTATGATTTTGATTTTGCACAGGATATTGATCTCAATCCAACAACAGGTGATTCAAAATATTTAAAACTTCTGAATACTAAACTAACTGATTACACAAAGAATATTGGAAA